TCCATCAGGCTTAGCCTTAGCGATAGACTGCTGGAGCTTTAGGTGGGTGATCTGCAGCTGGTCGGCAAAGCCGATGATTCCGCTTACCATTGACTTAGGGATAGACTTACGGATGTTGGTGGCCACAATGCTGTAGCTCATCCGGGTGCGGGTGATGTCGTGAACATTTTTAGGAATGTTCTTCTTCAGCCCGTAGTCGAAGATGTAGTCCGTTCCTAAGATGTACTTACCTCCGTACAGCGTCTGGTTCTGCATATAGACAGCTTCGCGATCATACACACTCTGCTGTGGGGCGGTGTACTTGTGGCCCTTGTAGTAGAAACCAACGTTTCCAAAACGAGACTCTTTCTTCTCGAAGATGATGTTATCAACGCTAACGAACTCAAAGTCAAGTACTTCAATGGTGTACTCGTCATATCCGTAGTAGTAGCGCTCCATACCTGGGTCGTACCCAGAGCCCATCAACCTGCTAGAGTCATTGCCAAAGCGGTTCATAACCGTCCTTGCCATCTTCTCGTACTCGTCCTCGGTAAACTGGTCTCCCGCTGTGCGCTTAAGCTCTGAGATGCTCATACGCTTTACGTGGCCCGCGTAGGTTATATCCGTAAAGTTTGGGTCAGAGGTAAAGCTGTGGATAAAGAATGCTGGGTCTACATAGTCCTCAACGATTCCGTAGTTGGGGTCATTGCTGCGCTTGGTGACGGCAATACCGCAGGTGACGAGGTCTTCGACATTGCGCCTAAAAATGCGCTCGTCGAAGTCATTCCAGCTGAGTGTTAAATTGATGCCAATCTGGGCAGCAATCTCCGCAGCGGTCTTGATGTTAGTCTCAAGGAAAATTTCGGTCTCCTCAGCGGTATCGGGAAGAGAGTCTGGGTCTACCTCGGTGCGAAGTCCTGAGTCCTTCGCCTCCTTTAGGATGTCCTTGTTCTCGATGAATATCTTCATCTTATTTTTCTCGTAGTCCTTCTCACTGCGCGACAAAGGGTCAACAGCTTCAATGTTGGGGTAGAACTTGGAAGACAGAATCTTGTTGACTACAATCTTTACGAACTTGGGAACGATAGGAACTGGTGTCCAGTCTAGGTTTACCAAGGACCCATCACCGTTGTTCGGGTCAAGAGAGGTAAGTATCTGCTTGTAGATGGATGTATCTTGGGTTCCGTTGGCGTAGTCCCTAGAGACTTCAAACTCACGGAACCTTTTGCTGTACAGAGACCCCTCGTACTGGGCGCTTCCCCACTGGCCGTATATAGCCTTTGCGTACTGAAGACCGTACCTCTTGCCCACCTTTACATCGTGTGAGGCAAAAGGGTCTGGGAACGTAGAGTCGTATGAGTTACTTTTTACAGAGTATTGATCCATTTATCGGAGTTTATGGACAAAGGTACGAACTTAACTTATCGCCTAATTTCCTTACCCTTGCGGAAGAATACCCTCTCGTTGAAGTTTGTTTTTTTGACTTCTTTAACCTGCTTCTGGGCAGCAAGAAGCGCTAGCCCTGAGCTAATTGTTAAGTCAAACTTTGTCCTGTCGTCTATCTTAAAATTAATCCAGTCCTCAAGTGTCCTGTTTAGGTACATACGTCCGAACTTACCGGTCTCGTTGTGGAGACCTACGTGGTCGTGGATGTACGACTCAATAGCCTGAGCGTGAGCCTGAATGACATCTTGGCTGTTGGAAGGTATCCCCTTTGTCTTTACGTTCATCTTCGATGAGGTGGACGCAAGATGCGCAGGGCGGTTCATAAGGTACTCATCATAGCCCCTCGACTCAAAGTACCTAGCGATGCCGTACTTGTTGTTCTCTATAAGCACAGGGTATCCGTAGAATACCGCAGCCATAAGGATGTCCTCGTAGAATATCTTAGCGAGCGGAGGCCGTGAGGCGTACTCCGCGACAAACATATTAGAGGGGTGCTCCATTGAGAACTTGTTGTACACGTGACAGGCGCCCTTTGAAGACCTGTAGTCAAGGGTGGTGTCAAGGTCGTAGGAGTCAACACCCATAACTCCGAATGCACCATTGGGGGCAACAGCTTTATTGTTCTCAATCTTTCGTTTATTTCGAATATCAGCAGGTGCTAGCCAAGCCACACGCCACCGCCCATTAGGGTCGGGGGCGAAGATCACCTCGCTGTCCATCTTCCCGTCTTTCCATTGAAAGTTACCGATTACCACAGGGTTTGGGTAAAGCTCCTCGTTGTGTTGTATCTGCTCGTATATCTTCTGGATATTAAACAGAGAACTCTTGGTCGAGTCGCGGAACGCCTCGTCCTCGGTGAAGGGGAACTGACGGATGATCTCGTTGAGCTCATAGCTGTTATTCTGCTGACCCTTTCTCTCGTTCTTTAAGAACGTCCTAGCCCCAATTTCGGTAAGGGTTCCGTCCTCGGTAAGTGTTGGAGTCTCCGGGTCTTCAACAATAGGAAGTCCGTACTGGCTGAAGAATCCCTCCATCGCATCATATGCCGGAATGAATATCTTGTACAGCCCGCTCTTGGTCCTTCCGTTCTCGTTGCGGTCGTTGGGGTCGGAGTCGTAGTACAGATTCCTAAACTCCCTGCCGCCCTTGTCCAGCGGGTTTACCGTGGAGCCCACCATCGCCTTTCCAATCACCCTACGACCCACAAGCAGACAGGTCCTATGGATTCTCCACACCTCTCTTATGTCGTTAGGATTCAGCCACTTACCAGCCTCATCTAGGAATAGCATATGGGTCTTGCTTCCGTCGTATGCGTTGTTGGTGGTATTTTTCCAGTTGATTATAGTGTCCAAGGCCTCACCTCGTGAGGTCGTCTTGTTCTTCTTGGTGATCCGCTTAGAGGGCTCACGGAATGCGAGCTCCATACGCGGGTTAGTCGTTCCGTCAATGATAGGAGAAAAGAAGAACGGGTATCCCTTGAATATAGGGATGATTTTAGAGCCGAACACCGCCTCTTGGGCGTCTGTTCCTGTCTTGCTCATAATACCCAACAGCTTCTCCTTCACCTGACTGCCCTCGTCAACAAGAACCGCTGCACTCATATTCGTATATCCAGAACGTCGACACTTGGTGTATATCTGACCAAGACACCGAGGGTCTGATTCGCAGGCTGAGAGGTGGACAAACAGCTTACGCTGGAAGTCTAGGTACGTAGGGTATCCGATGTCTATGGAGCTCCACTGTAGGAACATATAGTGATGACCTGTGATGTAGGTCTCCTCACCGTTGTTCATAAACCACAGGCCCTCCTTACGTCTCTTGAACTCCTGCTCGATGTAGGGGCTCCACTTCTGCTGGAACTCACGCGGTGACTCGTACCAGTCGTCCATAGAGTTTATCTGCGCAAGCTCTCTAGGGATTTCCTGACGCTTCCACATCTGCTGCTCCTTGGGTAGGTCGCTAAAGAGGAAACTCTCCGGCTTTGGTAACTGGATACTCAGGGACTCTATCTCAATGATAGGTCCGTCCGAATTGTTCGGACAGATGTTTATCACCTCCTGCTTGTCTATTACCTTCAGCCCAGCCATTATCTTGCCATCCTCTCAGCGAAGCCTCCCTTGAAGTCCTTCTCCTTTTCAAAGGATCCGGACTCCTCGATGTCGCCAACAAGCTGCTCTAGCTTCTGCCTCTCTACGATAAGCTCCTTGCAGGCAAGGGCTGTGTCCTTGATGGCCTGCAGCTCTGCCTTGCGGGCGGACCCCGTCAAATCGGGGTCTACCGGCTTGCGTATCTCCTCGGTCATATTACCGATGGCAGCCTCCATCGCAGAGATGAGGTTACGCGCAGCACTAACTGTTGTGAACTTTACAGCTTTTGACATATCAAATGGTGGATTTGCATACGCCACAGCTTGCGGCCATTGATGTCCATCTCGTAGTCTGCGTCCTTGGCGAAGTACACCACGTCGCCCACAGCTAGACCTTCTTCCTCTAGCCACTTGCTGCCGTATACGATACGGCCCCAGCGCTTCTCAGGTTCTTTGAGGGTGATGATTTCTATGAAGCTCTTCTCCTTGTCGGCATCGATGTCAAAGGGCTCTAGGAATACCCAGTCCGCAACAGCTATAAGGCTGCCGTCGGGCTTCTCGATGAGGTATGCTTGGTTACCCTGACCGCCAAAGGGGTCGTAGTTGACGCGGTATATCTTTTCTTTAGGGTCAACGACTTGGGTGTCGTTGAGCGCAACGTGGTGGTGATGGAATACGTAGTCGCCTATCTCTAGCTCAGACTTGAACTTGGCGGGAATGCCTACAACCTTAGCCTTCATAGTGCGGTGTTGGAACTCGTTGAACTTAGTGTCGAGGTAAAGCTCTGACTCTCCCACCTTGATGGTGTCGTTTACAGCGCTA